ATGAAAGTTTGCAATAGCCATGGCCGACAAAACCGCCAAAACCTCCCCATAAAAATATAGAAGAGGATGCTTAGACATGGCCCGCAGGACCACCATCGTGGAATGTGCCGAAGCCCTAACTAAATCGGGCGGGTTTGTATCATACGCCGCTAAGATGCTCGGTATTGCCCATTCGTCACTTCGGGAGCGCATTTTAAGGCATCCAGAATTGCAAAAGGTGCAGAAAGAAGTGTCAGATTCGTATTTGGACATGGCAGAACATTCGCTTGTGAAGAAGGTGAAAGACGGCGACCTGGGCGCAATATGTTTTTTCCTCAAGTGCAAAGGCAAGGAAAGGGGATATGTTGAGCGAACCGAGAGCGAAAACAAAAATTCAAACACCAATGTGAATATTGAGACACCCGCGTCACTATTGTCAAGTGAGCAGTTGGAAAGAATCGTCAACGCGAGCAAGTTTGATGACTAAGATTTCAGAACATGAAGCGTGGGTTGAACTAGCAAACCGTGCGGCTAGGTGCGGTCTGTTGCCATACATCCTTTACACGAATCCGCGATATAGAGAATCCTGGTTTGCGAGGCACGTTTGCCACGCACTGGATGAATTTGTCGCGGATGTTCAGGCCGGGAAACGCCCTATCCTAATATTCCAGGCTCCCCCTCAACATGGGAAGTCGGAGATCGTCTCGCGCAAGTTCCCTGCCTATCTTTTGGGCAAGTTCCCCGAACTTCGCATCGGGGCCGCGTCATATTCCGACGAGCTGGCCGGTTGCATGGCCCAAGACGTTCGCCGAAACCTGGCGAGTCCCGAACACCAGGCCCTTTTTCCGCCGTCCGAACAATCCCGACGATACGATATCAACAGGATAAGCGAGTTTACAGCACCCGGTGGGCTTGGCGGTTATATCGGCGTCGGTATTGGCGCGGGATTGACCGGACGCCCGGTGGACATCGGTATTATCGACGACCCGACGAAGAACGAGCAAGAGGCTTTGTCCCTGACAGTCAAGGAACGTCATTGGTCGTGGTATCAGTCGGTTTTCACCACGCGCCTTTCCGAGTGTTCGGGCCAGATTATCATGGCTACGTCGTGGGCGGAAGACGACTTGCCGGGCCGCGTTATGACCGAAATAGCTGGCAACCCGCGCCTTCATGTTCTCAAGTTCCCGGCGATAAACTCCCCGGGCGAAGCGGGCTATGACCCGGAGTTGAAATATCGGGGGCCTTGTGTGCCGGAACTTCACAGCATGGAAAAGCTCTTGGAGACTAAGGCGTTGCTCTCCGATTATTGGTGGGCCGCGCTCTACCAGCAGTCACCCCGCGCCCTGGGCGGCAACGTCTTCAAACAGGATTCGATCCGATACTACCTACCCAAGGATCTTCCCGCGAAGTTTGACCGCGTCCTGGCCTCTTGGGACTGTACCTTCAAGGATACGGACGGCACCGACTTCGTAGTAGGACAGGTGTGGGGCAAGAGCGGCGCGCGCAGTTTCCTGCTCGACCAGGTCCGCGCCCGCATGTCGTTCACCAAAACCGTTCACGCCGTGGGCGACCTCAAGAACAAGTGGACGCAAGTCCGGGAAATCCTGATCGAGGATAAGGCCAACGGCCCGGCGGTAATCGACGTGCTCAAGGTCTCGGTTCCGGGCATCATCCCGATTGAGCCGGACGGATCGAAGCTGGCCCGCGCCCACGCCATCACCTCGTTTTGGGAGGCCGGGAACATCCACTTGCCTCACCCGGACATCGCTCCATGGGTCAAGGACTTTGTGGCCGAACTCCTTTCCTTCCCCGCCGCCGCGCACGACGATCAGGTGGACGCGATGACGCAAGCCCTGCGTCGGCTCTATCCGGCCTTTGGCCGCCTCCAGATCAGCCAGGAGGCACTACAGCGGGCCGCTACCGGGAGGGCCGCATAATGGGTGCTATCAAGAATATCACGACCTATCTCAAAGGCGTAAAGGACGCGAAGGGGAAAGCCCGTATCGCGGTTGATGCCAATGAGGCCAAGCCCTATTCATATCCGATCCAGGCCCCGGCAATCCCTTCGGGAGTTGTCCCGGCTGGTCGTACTGCCCCGGTCATGGCTATGGATTATTCCCCCTATGGCATGGGTACTGCGTCCTCCCTTGGCATGGGCTTTCCCGGTTTTGCTTACCTTTCGCAGTTGGCTACACGGGCGGAGTATCGAGCGTTTGCGGCGGCGATCTCCACTGAACTGACGCGGGAATGGGTTGAAATCGCCAGCACGCAATCAGACGGCGACGAATCCGGCGACAAAATCAAGGCCATCGAAGCGGAGTTCAAGCGCCTCAATCTTCGCGGGATCATGCGTGAAGCCGCCGAAATGGACGTTTACTTTGGCCGGGGGCAGATATTTGTGGACATTGCGGGTGCAAATCGGGAAACCCCGCTTATCCTTGACCCCAGGACGATCAAAAAGGGAAGTCTCGCCGGGGTTGTCGCGGTTGAGGCAATTTGGACCACGCCCTCTGCCTACAACGCCCAAGACCCGGCCGCGCCGGACTTCTATTCCCCAACAAAGTGGTTCATGCTCGGCCAAGAGGTTCACGCCTCGCGACTGTTGACGGTCGTTACCCGCGAATTGCCGGATATCCTCAAGCCCGCGTTCAACTTCGCGGGTATGAGCCTTTCACAGCTTACCGAACCATATGTGGACAACTGGCTTCGCACTCGTCAGAGCGTATCCAACTTGATTTCCAATTTCAGCACGACCGCGCTCAAGACCAGCATGGCCCAGGTGCTACAGGGCGATGATGGTGGTGCGGCACTGATGGACCGCGCCGCCTTGTTCACCCTTCTGCGCTCAAACCAGGGACTTATGTTGTTGGACAAGGAAAACGAAGACCTTGTCCAACTCAATGTCCCCCTAGGAGGACTTCATGAACTTCAAGCGCAAGCGCAGGAGCACCTGTGCTCGATTTCTCGCCTTCCTGCTATTATTCTCACCGGTATATCTCCCAGCGGCCTTAACGCCACGGCAGACGGTGAAATCCGCATCTTTTACGACTGGATAGCCGCGCAGCAGGAGGCTTTCTGGCGCAAGCCGCTCGAAACCATATTGAAGGTGGTTCAGCTTCACCTTTTTGGCGAGATCGACCCCGAAATCGTGCTGAATTTCGAGCCGCTCTACCAGATGGACCCGAACGAGGAAGCGGATATTCGGGTTAAGAACAGCCAAGCCGCGACCGCATACATCAACGCGGGCGTGATCGACCCGGCCGAAGAGCGCGAACGTTTGGCGAGCGACCCGGAGAGCGGCTACCAGGGGCTTGATGTGGACGCTCTGCCCGAGCCGCCGATAGGATCGGAAGAGGATGCCCCGCAGGGTGAGGAGCCGACCGATGGCCAGGAATAAGCCCACCGTCGCCCGCGCCACCCACGCCAACCGGGGCCTCGAAATGAAGTACCGGCGCAGCATCGAGGCGATGATCGCCAAAATGCACTCCAGTACCATTTACTGGCTCCAGGCGGCCTACCGCAAAGACCCGCCGCGCATGGCCGCGATTGTGGAACAGGCCCAGGACGCCTGGTTGCCGACGATGGAGATACTGGCCTCGCTCAAGGAACTGCGCGACCGCTGGACCAAGTTTTTCAGCGAGTCCGGGTACAGCGTGGCCAAGAAGTATGCGGCCCGGATGTTTTCGACTTCGGACAACGCCTTCCAAGCCTCGCTCAAAGACTCCGGTTGGGCCGTGAAGCTCGAAATGACCCCAGCCATGAAGGACGCCATGGAAGCGTCGATTCAGGGCAACGTGGGGCTCATCAAGTCCATTCCGGGGCAGTACCACGACCAGGTACAGGAAATCGTCATGCGCAACTACGCCGCCGGCCGTCAGTTGCAGCCCATGGTCCAGGAGCTTGAGGCGCTTTACCCGAAGGCCAAGCACCGGGCGAAACTGATCGCCCGCGATCAGTCGAATAAGATCCACGCGACCACGACCCGGGCCCGGCAGTTGGAACTCGGGATTACCGAGGCGATATGGATGCACTCGCATGGCGGGAAAGAGCCCAGGCCGGACCATGTTGCAGCGAACGGGCGCAAGTACAACGTGGCCGAGGGCTGCTTAATTTCCGGGGAATACATCCTTCCGGGAACGATGATTAACTGCCGCTGCACCTGCCGCAGCGTATTCCCCTTCGAGGTGGCGGCATGAGTTCCTTCGCCTTCGACAAATC